TTCAGCTTCCATCTCATCTTTTAATTCTTGTTGATACGTTGTGTTTAATTTTTCTATTACACCATCAAGATCTCTTACTTGTGAGTCAGCTACAGCTTTACTGTAAGTGTCACTAGCTCTTGTTAATATTTGTACTATCTTTGCCATTATTCTGTTTGTCCTGGATCTAATTCATCTCTATAGTTTCCTGCATCATCAATTCTACTTGTATCATAGTTACCGCCTTCAACACCGCCTTGACCATAATCTTGATAGCCCATTCTAGCTATTTCTTGTTGTGCTGCTTTTCTAGCTCTTTCAGCTTTTTTCTTTTGAATATACTCCATAAGATTTCTTGATTGACCAAATAAAGTTTTTGCTCTGTCAAATCTGTTTGTTCTAGTTTTAGGATCGTACAGATCACTAGCTATTAATTGTCCAGTGTACCCTGGTGTTCTATATTGATAATCTGGTCTAGGTTCTCCAGATCTTTTAAATATATTCTCAAGTATTCCTAAAGCACCTTGTTTTCTTAAAGCTGTACGAGAACCACCAGTATAAAGATCTGCTAAAAAACCTAGGGCTTTTAAAGGATTAAATTTAGATAGAATACCTTCTTTTGTTGTTGTATCGCTTTCCATTAATTCGCTGTCGCTATATTTCATAAGATCATCTTCTATTGTTCCGTAAACAGTAGGGTCATTCATACTTCTAAAAGAATCTCCCGGTGTATAAATTCTATTTAATCTATCAATTTCTGCTAATCCTTCTCCTACATCGGGATTTGTTTCATCAAAATAATAAGGATCCTCTTCAAGTAATTGTTTTCTATATGCATACGCTTGTGGTGTATCTGTTTTTTTTAAATATAAATCTGTAAGTTGTCCTATACCAACACCTATACCTGCTCCTGAACCCAATCTTCCTGCAATATTAATTCCTTTTTTACCTAAATTTAAAAATTTTTGTGCTGGTTTTGTTGGCATCGCTCTTTCGGCAGCATATTTTCCTCCGCCCATAAAATCAGGAAGGTAAGGATCTATACCTATTCTCATGGCTTTAAAAGGTCCACCAACTTTTAAATTTTGATACATCATTTGAGCTTTACTTGGAATAGGTGCTTTACCAAGTTTAGCAGGTTGAATTACATCTCGATAATACTTATCCCCATAAGTCATATCCAACATTTCTTTATCAAGTCCTTTTGCTACATTTGTAATATTATCTAATTTCATTATTGACATTATCTTCTACCGTCCGATTGTACATCTAGTCTGAATGTGCCGAGCTTCCAGTCTTGACTAGTGCTTGTGTTTTCTATTTTAAGAGCAACAGCTCTAGCTCTTGCTCGTGTATCTACTTTAGTCGTTGATGAGCTAACTGTAAAGGGTCCAAGTGATGAACTTGCAGCTGTGCTATTAGAATAATTACGTAAATTTAATGTAATCTGCGTATTTCCTGTTTGAGATATAAAGTCTGGTATAAATCTTCTTATTTTCATTAGGAACTCACCATCTCCTCTAAATGTAATTCCTTGGTTTCTGTCTTGTGTAATGTCGTAATCTCCAGAGATAATGTTGGCTTGTATAGCAGTCGTAGTACCACCTTTGACTTGATCGGTCCCTGTTTCGTGTTGATAGTATGTTGATATACCGTCTGTGTTTCCTTGAACGTAAGTGTTAGATGAGGATCCCTCTACACCACTTGCATCATACGCTAATGCGTGTGGTGTTCCAAATACAGCAGAATCAGCCCAAGCTGTTCTTGCCAATGAACCCACAGTCCATACAGGTCTTTGTGGTGTGGAATCAAAATAGTTGTAACAAACCATTCTATTTACCACAGCCGAACTTGATGTCGGATAAAACCACATAACTTCACCAAACAAATTATTAAGACCTGCATATATCATTTGATTACCGGAAGCCAAGTTTATGTCATCAAATACATAGTCTTCAACTAAACAAGGTAGTGATTGTAGATTACCAGAGTATTTAAAAAATCCATTTTCAGACAACCAATACGCTGCGCCATCAACCTCAACAACTGCATTCTTACCAGCTAGTCCACAGTTTGTGCCCGCTTGTTGGAATGCAAATGTAAATGGTTGACCAACAAAACGCATTAAGAATAAAGAAGTATCAGTATAAACATAAATTGCATCTCTACCTCTTATAGCTCCCATGATCTGTGATCCGTCGGCCAGTCTCTGTGTACCAGCATCATTGGTTGCTGTAGGTGTATAAGTGTTAATATCCTCAACGGCAGAGAACCTAATAAACATATCATCTTGCGTTGTTTTTGTACCAATCGTTGTTTCTGTACCAAAGAATACCAAGTGTCTATCTGGTGTAGATACAAGCATATGTCTTGATGCAGTAGGTGCTCCCGATATAATTGTAGCTCTTGTAGATGTTGCATTTGTAGCTGCTGAATCCCATTCAAATACTTCACCATCACAAATTAAACAAATAGCTTTGTCACCAAAATTATCTAAAGACCAAAATCCTGGTTCTAATACCAAGTCACCTGATGCTGCTTCACCCCATGCTACATAGTTTGATGAACTTGTAATTGTAGCTCCTGCAGAGTGTGATGCTGCTGTAGTGTTTCTAACTCCTCTTGTTACACCTGTTAATGTATTAGTTGATATTCCCGTGTATGAAATTTCTTCTGTTCCTACTTGTATGTAGTTGGTTCCCGAAGATGGAAACTGTGTGGCGTCTGTTAAAGTTATACTTGTAGCAGATGAATTAATGTCTGCTGCTAGGGTCGTTGTCGTTGCTCCAACTTCTTGACCACCCCAAGATCCAAGAGACCAACCAAAACCTTGTGCCTGTACGTCTGGACCAACTGAATAATAATGTTTAACTCTAATACCACCTGATTCAGAAGCACCTGATCCTGCTTCTGCAGATGGCATTGTTATTGTAATTGTATTAGATGCAGGCACCGTTGTTACCATAAATCTTATGTCATCAAAGTTTGCAGCCGCATAATCAGAATTTGTAATCGCTGTAAAATTATCTAATAAAACTATGTCACCTGCTGTAATACCGTGATCTCCTGAAAAGTTTATTGTTACAGATGTTGATCCGTTGGTCGTGCTAAAAGCATTTGTAAGAGTTGTTGTAGTTTTAATAGGGTGTATGTCATAAAATACACCACCTGAATATGCATATAAAATTCTGTTAGTCCCTATAATTGAGTATTTAATACCTTGACTATTATTAAATTGATGCAGACCTCTAGCTGCACCCGTCACATTGTCAGCTCCTAATTGCTTCCAACCACCTATCTTTTCAGGTGTGCCATATCTAAAACGGACGTTATCACAATCTATCCACTGACTTTCGCCACCTGTAGGTGTGACCTGTTTATTGATTCCTGGTAAAAAATTAACCTTCTGTAACATAGATCTCCAGATTATATTAGATTGCGTTGTATATCAACGAGTTTTGGGAATACCCAACATAGGTCTTTTATCATACAAATTGGTCTTTGCAAACCTTCCATCAGCATGATTATAGTGTAAAAAGACCTGCCCACATAGTTTACCTTGAAAAGGTTCTCTCCAATGTTCTAGATCGCAACCAGAGTATATAAGCATATCACCAGGTTTTAGATTAACTTCTACACCTTTTGGAGCTCCTGGTTTAATAATTCCTTTATATTCGTGAATAACATTATCAGCT